CCTCTACTAGATACTTTTCCAAAAAGTCTAAACTACAAAGAACCACCTGTCCAAGTATAGGCCCAGTGGTGTTGACTAGCGCAAGTTAACATTTACTGCACCCTAGAAAACGTACAGCCTCTTTAAAGGTGTTTAGCTTTCTTCATAAGCCAAATATCATGGAGGATTTCAAAATGGCTTTTACTTCAGCGAGTGGCTATGGGAACTTGCCAAATGGCAACTTTTCCAGCGTCATTTATTCCAAAAAGGTTCAGCTTGCCTTTAGAAAAGCTACAGTAGTTGGTGATATTACTAACTCTGATTATTTTGGGGAGATTTCTGCCCAAGGTGATACAGTCAGAATTATCAAGGAGCCTGAAATTTCAGTGTCGTCCTATGCTCGTGGTAGCCAAATCACTGCACAAGATCTTGATGATGAAGACTTTTCTCTAGTTGTTGATAAGGCAAACTACTATGCCTTCAAGATCGACGATATCGAAGAGGCTCACAGCCACGTCAACTTTATGCAGTTGGCTACTGATCGTGCAGCTTATCGTCTAGCTGATCAACATGACCAAGAAGTTCTTGGCTACCTATCAGGTTATGCACAGTCTTCACTACACACAGCAGCAGACACTGCTAACACAACAGTCAATGGTACCAAAGCAGTATCAACTGCAGGTTCTGACGAATTGCTTTCTTCAATGAAGCTAACTCGCCCTAACTTTGGTAACTTGACTGCAGCAGGTTCAACAGGAGACTCTATTCCTGTGGCTGCTCGTCTACCAGGTGCAACAGCACTACCAACAGGTTACGTATCACCTAACATGATCGTAGCTCGTATGGCTCGTTTGCTAGATCAACAACAAGTTGATAAAGCAGGTAGATGGCTTGTAGTTGATCTACGTAATGGTCTAGTCATCAACAACTTGCATGGCTTCAGAATCTATCAGTCTTCAAACCTACCATCATTGGGCACAGGTTCTGATACTGTAGATGGAACTGCACAGTCAACTAACGCAGGTATCATTGTTGGTGGTCATGATTCAGCAGTAGCAACTGCAGAGCAGATCAGCAAGACTGAAACATATCGTGATCCAGACAGCTTTGCTGATATTGTTCGTGGTATGCACTTGTATGGCAGAAAGATTCTTCGCCCAGAAGCAATCACAACTGCTAAGTACAACTTAGCATAATAGGAGGATTAGTTAATGGCTACTCTATCACAATCTGTTGCTAAACTTCCTCGTATTTATGAGGCAGAGGTAACTCTTCCAACAGCCAGTGGCACAGTAACTGCAGTTAGCTTACCTGCTAACTCTCTAGTTCTTGCTGCAGGTGTAGTTGTTACTGAAGCATGTGCAGGTTCTACTGCTCATGTAGCAGACTTGTCCATTGGATCATCTGATGTTTTGACTGCTATTAACCTACAGACTGGTACAGTAGGATCTATCATTACAGAGGCTGCAGTACCACAAGGTACAACAACAGCAGATACTCTTGATGTTGTTTCAACTGTAACAGGTACAGGTACAGCAGGTAAAGTTCGTGTGTATGCTGTTGTTGTCGATATGACAGCACCAATTACTGCAGACGAAGTTGATCGTGACTTGCTTGCATAACTGACTTAACTTTAGGGGCTGGGAAACTGGCCCCTTTAGGCTATCTGAAGGATTTTTGTAATGGCTAACTACGTTACACTGGTTAATGAATTACTTACTAGACTGAACGAGGTTACACTTGCTACAACTGGCAGTGGCTTTGATGATGTACGTAACGTACAAGCACTAGCTAAACAAGCAGTGAATAACTCCATTAGAAATATCTTACAGACAGGCCAGGAGTGGCCTTTCTTAAAAACTACTTATACTCAAACACTAACTGCAGGGACAAGACAGTACGACTTTCCTTCAGATTATTCTAGAGCAGACTGGCAAACTTTTTATCTTAGGAAGTTGACATCTGTTGATAACACACCTATGTCTTTACCTGCTATCACATATGATGAATACATTCAAAGGTATAGACACTTTGATGACACAGGTGAGCAAACAGGTATTTCAGCCCCTACTCTTGTTTATCAAACAAACGAAGAGAAGTTTGGTGTAACACCTATTCCAGATGAAGCATACGAAATTGAGTACGTCTACTGGTCTTTCCCATCTGACCTTACATCATACGATGATACAACAGCAATACCTGACAGGTTCAAACACGTAATCATTGATGGTGCTATGATGTACATGATGAGATTCAGATCTAATGAGCAGAGTGCTGCAGTACACCAAGGTGTGTTCCAAGAGGGTATCAAGTCTATGAGAAGAATACTTGTTGATGAACCCTTACGTATTAGATCAACTGTAGTAGAAAGAATTAACTCTTCTAACCAAGTACTGGGTAGAGTTCTCTAATGGCAGACAATCTAGGCTCCTTTAAAGTATTTGCTGAAGGTGGATTGAACCTGAACAGGGACGTGTTGTCTCAAGGGGAAAGACAGCCTGGTTCTGCTATTTCTTTACTTAATTACGAACCTGCTACAACTGGTGGATATAGACGTGTCAGTGGTTTTACAAATGATTATGGTACAGTCCCAGGAGATAGCTCTGGCAGTGTGCTTGGTGTAGCAGTAGCTGCTGATATCAATGATGGTATCCTTGCAGCACGTAAACCTTCTACAGGTAATAACTACTTACACTACTGGGACGATGCTACATCAGCTTGGGTTGCAGTAACTACTTCTGGTTCACCTACAATGACAGGTGTAACAAAAGTAAGGTTTACTAGGTTCAACTGGGGTACAGCAAAGGTTATCCTGACAGATGGTGTAAACCCTGCAGCTACCTATGATGGTACAACTTATACCCAGATTACCCATGCTAATGCTCCTACAGATCCTAAGTTTGCTGCAGTATTCAAGAACCATATGTGGCTTGCAGGTGACCCTGGTGAACCTCACAACTTGTACTTCAGTGCACCAACAGACGAAACCAAGTGGGGAACTGGAGATGGTGCTGGTGTAATCAACGTAGGTTTTCCTATTGTATCAATCAAACCGTTTCGTGATTCTTTGTTTGTATTTGGGACAAATAACATTAAAAGAGTTGTAGGAAACAACATCTCAGACTGGGCTGTACAGCACGTAACAGATGACCTTGGATGCCTAGCATCAGACAGTGTTATTGAGATTGGTGGTGACCTAATCTTTTTATCACAGGATGGTATGAGACCTATTTCAGGTACAGACAAGATTGGTGACGTTAACTTGGAAACACTAACCAAGAACATCCAATCTTTTATTTCTGATGTTATTTTAACAAATGACCTAGATGCAGTCTCCTCTGTACTTATCAGAGGTAAGTCTCAGTTTAGATTATTCTATAGTGTAGAAGATGGGGCAGCACTACTTGGTGGCCTACGTATGGGACAACAGGGTGGTATTGGCTTTGAGTTTGGTCAGATGATTGGTATTGAGGCCACTTGTGCTGACAGTGGATATATCGACAAAGAAGAGTACGTCATACATGGTGACTCTGATGGTAAAGTCCACAGACAAGAATCAGGTAATAGCTTTGGTGGAAACAACATAACAAGCCTTTACCAAACACCATTCTTGCACATGCAAGATCCAGAGCAACGTAAGATTATTCATACTGTTGCTACTTACCTTAGATCAGAAGGTGATAACGAGATCGTTATGTCGGTTGTATTTGACTACGATGATACCACCATTCTTAATCCAACTAACTTTACCTTAAATACTGAAGGTGCTGCTGCTTATTATAACGAAGCTATCTTTGATGAGTCTTCAACTATTTGGAGTGGTAACCCATCACCTGTTCAAAGGGTGAATGTTTCAGGTTCAGGTAAATCAGTTTCTTTTAGATATGTTACAAATGACACGAATGCTGCACACAGTGTCCAAGGACTTGTTGTGACGTTTGGAGTGGGGGATAGATTATAAATGGCAGGTTATACAAGACAGAGTGCTGCTGATATTGTTGCAGGTCAGGTTATTAAAGCTGAACCAGTACACAATGAATTTGAACAGATACTAGCAGCATTTAATGCAAGCACAGGGCACAGACATGATGGCACTTCTACTGGAGAAGGTGGCCTCATTCCTCTAATTTCAGACACTAATCAGTATAGTAAAGTTGTTGTTGATACAGCTAACAACAGAATTAATTTCTTTACTAATGTTGGTAATGCAGCAGTAGAGCAGGTAAGGATACAAGATGGAGCTATTGTTCCTGTCACTGATGAAGATATTGATCTGGGTTCTCCGACTGCTGAGTTTAAAGATCTTTACATTGATGGTGTGGGTTATATCGACACTCTGGCAGTACATGAGAATGCTACTATTACTGGGAATCTTACCGTCAATGGCAATACTACTCTTGGTAGTGATGATGCTGATACCGTTACTGTAAATGCTGATGTTGCCTCAAACCTTATCCCTTCTGCAGATGCAACATATGATTTAGGTGCTACAGGTAGTGAATGGAATGATGCTTACATCACTGGTACAGCAAATATTGATAGCCTTGTAGCTGACACAGCAGACATTAATGCAGGTACAATCGACAATACAGTTATTGGTAATACAACTGCTGCCTCTGGTGAATTTACAACTCTAGGATCTAGTGGCAACCTTACTGTTGGTGGA